GCTCGATGTAGATCGGGATCGTGCCTTCCTCTGGCTCAGCAGGGTTGATGCGCACGTGCTCGATGATGTCGTCCGAGTAACCGAGCATCTTGAGCGCTTTCTTGTGGCCGGTGGTCCACGCCTTCTCGATGGAGTCGTGGAGGGCCTTGCCGAGTGCCGAGGCGATGTAGTCCTGCACGTCCGGCATGGGACGCTGGGCTTCGGGAATGCGGTGCGGGAGTACGAGATGACGCAGAGGCCGCATCAGCTTGGTGGCGCTGATGTAGTTCTCATCCGTCTGATAATCGTACTCATCGTGGAGCAGCCACACTGCCAGCGGCAGCGAGATGTCCGAGTTATTGGAAACTCTCATGAGGAGTGCTCAAAAAGGAATGTGGAAGAACAGCCGAACCAGGGAAAGGAATCAGCGCTGAGCTGCGCGGTATCGATGGATGTCGGTCTTGTGGCCCCACACTTTCCAGTCGAACTTGTCTGCTCGATTGACAGTGACGGAGCCATCACGCAGTTCGACTTCTACCCGCAAATCATCGTTGACTGTCGGCTTACCATCGTGGGCTCCGCCCCAGTGGGTCCAGGCAGTTCCGTTGGCGATCACCTCACGGGTGACCCGGTCACTGATGGAATTACCTTGCGGCTCCTGTGTCAGTGCTTCGAGGCGTGCTTTCTCGACTGCAATCAGCTTTTCGATGTAGCTCTTGGCTTTCTCCAGATCCTTTAGTCCGTCCTTGCGCTCCCAGCGCTCGACGTACTTGATGACGTTACCTTCGAGAAAGCCGATCTTGTTGGCGACGACAAAATCCCAAACCTGAATCGGTTTCTGATAGTGGTCACCGCCCACCTGATTGACGAAGGTGCTCATGATCAGAGCCCGCCCTTGATGACGGACATCACCTTCTTGGCTGCGCTCTCGTCCACCTTCGGCGGGGCGAGGAACTCGTCCTCGGTCATGAAACCGAGCGTGATGATGTTGTTGATCACCACATCGACGATCTGCACGTGCTGGAACTGCTCGCCGAGCTTCTTCATGAGCTGCATCTGTACGGCCTGCTGCGCCTTGCCGATCATGGCCGAAGGAATCTGATCCTTGGGGCCGGAGATGGTGGCGTTGATGGGCACCGAGGTGGTGGACTGTGCGGCGTCTTCCGCCACGTAGAACACGATGGTGGCCGAGACGAGGAAGAAGAACTTCTTGCTGGATGCGGGAGCTTTCATGTGGGCCTCAATTGATGAAGAAGGGGAGCCGGTTTCCCTTGGCTCCCCTCAAACTTATTTCTAATGGACGGATGATAAAGGACGATTTCAGCGGTGTCTAGCGGTTAACTGCAACCCCAAACAAACCTCTAATTACGCAGCGAGTTTCTCCATGGCGGCATCGAGCACGGCGAGGATCTCCGGCTCTCTGGCCCCATTGGGAATGGTGATTTCGTTGGCCCAGGTCGGGAAGAAAATACCGACCTCGCCGCCGAGCTTCACCTGGTCATGCCAGATGTCCGGGTGGTCCTGCCACTGCACGGCCTTCACCAGGTGTTCGTTCATGAATTCGAGACACTTCATGTCCTCATCCACCAGGTAATACTGGGCATCGTGGATGTGGGCGCAGGGCCGAATCCGTGTACGCATGTACGGGGCGGCCCGCACCTTTTCCATGAACTCGACACCGGCTCGGGTGTTGAGCAGACACCAGCTCTGCCCGAGCGCATTGCCGGCAGTACGGCCTTCAGCTTCCGCTTCCCGTGGCGTCTTGCTCGTGCCACGGATCACCTGAGCCAGACGGGGAGTGCGAACCCTCAGACCAAAAGCCACGGTCACGTAACCATCCTTGGATGCTTTGTCGAGCTTGTCCTGCACCCAGTCGATGCTCACCTTGTAGAGCGACTTGTACGCCGCCTCGATGGACATGGCCAGCGTGAGCGAAAAGCCGCAGTTCTTCATCAAGGTGGCATACGTCCCTTGATAGGTGAGGGCGAAGGTTGGTGCCTTGGACTTGCCGCGTAGCACGGAATACTTCCCGTCGATGGAGTTGATGCTGTCCACCGAATTGGGATCGATGTCTGGCATCTGCTCACCGAAGTACGAGTAAGCCCGCAGACAGTGTCCGTCATAGCCATCGGTGTAGACCTTGAGCTTGTTCGGATCCTTGGTCGTGAGCGCACTGATGCGATCCTCGAGCGAGGCGAAGTCCAGTCCCGCATAGATCTTGCCGGGTGGTGCTTCGACGCACTTCTTGATCATCTTGCCGTACTCGCCCTTGCGGCCCTTGTGGCCACCAGCTGGCAGGTTCTGCAGGTTCGGCTCATTGGATGACAGCCGTCCGGAGACGGTGCCGCCCAGGTTGAAGCCACCGAACATGTAATACCAGCCGTCAGGACCGAGCTGAGCGTTCTCCATCGCCGGGATGAAGGTGCCCAGAATCTTCTCGACCAGCTTGAAGTCGAGCATGGCCTTCAGGAACTCCAGCATGTGTGGATCCTGGGTGTGGTTCTGCAACGCCTCGAAGGTCTTGGCGTTGGTCTTCGGCTGCCGGGTGGCGGACAGGTCGATGACTGGCAGACCGTGCACCTCGAAGAGCAGGTCTTGTAGCTGGGGCGCCGAGCGAGGATTGAACTCGCGCTCATCCTGCGGGCAGTCTGCGACCGTGACGCGCTTCTTTTTCAGGGTGGCGTTCTTCTTCTCCGCCCATTTCTCAGCCCGTCGATACGAATACTGCTGCGCAATCTTCGACTGGCTGATGATGGTCAGCGACCGGTCATAGTCGGTCTGCATTTCTGCTTTGACCTTCTTGACCGTCTGCATGTTGATGGGCAGGCCCGTCAACTGCATCTGGATGATGTCCACCGTTCCCGGTTTGAAAAGGGTCTGGTAGATGTTGAGCTGGTCATCCTTGACCATGGTCGGGTAGTGCTTGTTGTAGACGAACCAGGTAGACAGGCAGTCCACCAGGTTGTATTCCAGCAACTGCGGCAGGGGGATCTTGGTGATGTCCTCGATCTCCGATTGCGCGTAGTTGCCGGCGAATGCCTGTGACTGGTCCTTCAGACCGAGACTGTTACCGGCACAGGAATTCGTCGCCAGATACGTGATCAGCAGCGTGCAGTCCCAGTTCCGGAGCATCACTTCGATGCCGTTGAGCAGGCCTTCGGTGTCGACGATGTGCTTCATGTACAGCTGATAGATCAGGATGTACACGTCAAAAGCGATGCGGTGATAGGCCGCTTTCTGCTTGAGCCGGTTGAAGAACTTGCGCAGCAGCATGCGGCGGTGCTCGTTTCTCACCTGTCTGCCGAACGGGGCTTCGGTCGCTCCCTCGATGGGCACATAGTCCACCGGGAAGGCAATCCCTTCTCCCTGGTTCCAGGCGAAGCTGATGGTGCCGATGCCAGCGTTATAGTGCTTCAGGCCAAACGTCTCGATGTCAATCGACAGCGACACGTTCATGTCAATGAGTTTGTCCAGCCACGCCTCGATCTCCGCATCCGTCTGAGGGTAATCAGCGAACTTGATGATGCCGTGGCCGGGTGCCTTATAGGCGCCGGTTGCGTGCTCCACCATGGCGTCGATGCCTTGCTTGATCTTCGCCCGGATACCGGTCGGATCGGCAAAGAGCGCTCTGAACGAAGGAATGTAGAGCACCTTCTGGTCGCCGAACTTGGAGTCCATCACGTAGCCGAGATTGGCATCGCTCTTGTTGGCGCCGGTGAGCGTCTTGAAGTAGCCGGAGTCAGTCACAAGGATGTACTGCACCTTGTTGTCATCCAGCGTGCCTTGCAGCTGCTCCTTGATGTAGCGCTGCATCTCGGCAGCCGAAGTCTTCTTGCCGGTGAAGTGCAGGTCGAGCACCATCACGTCATCCTGATGCACTTTCCCGCCCTCGGGAAAGTAGGCACGGGCAATCTCATCCTTCATGATCTGACCGACCAGAAGACACACCGGATACTCCGGCTGCTGTGACCAAACGTGATGACGCATCTCGTGAAGCTCCTTCAGTAAATCAGTCGGGTTGTTGCGTACAGCTGGATCTTCGGCAGGATCTTCTCGAACTGCCGTCTGTCCCTCGGGGTGAGATGACATGTCGCCTCCTCAAAAGGCACCGTGCGTTCCAGATTGGAGCCGTAGATGGGAACCAGGCATTCCGGCAGACGATTGCGAAAATCCTGCCGGTCATTCCAGCCATGCAGACATTTGAAAAGCGTCTGCTGGATCTGGTCTTTATCCAGGCGGAGTTCTCGCGTTTCCTTGAGCCACTTGTCCATCTGGTCGTTCAGTGCCCACGCCAG